CCGACAAGCTCAGGATTGCCATTATTTCGCTACCTCTTCGTTTATGGTGCCTTCCGGCAATTTTACTGTGAGCTGTGCCCAGTCGATTTCACGCTCTGAATAGCCAATGCCTGTTATTTTCAAATCCGGCAGGTCCTGGGACAGCTTCTGCAGCAGTCGGCTCTCGATAGTTACCTGCACATGTACCTGATTTGTTGGATCATGTTTAAACTGTGCCAGGATATTGCCCCATGATGGCTGTCCATAAATGCTGCCTACTGGTGTATCCAGCCACTCACGCAACATAGCTGCTTTTGATTCCAGCTCTCCGCTGTATTCCTTAAGTCCGTTAGTGCCCAGGGTCATCAGATAATCAATTTCTTTCATATTGGTCCTCAGTCATTGGCTACGCTGGCCATTAATGGATCATTGATACTGAGTGGTGTAGATCCACGCGGTGCGGGCTGTGGGGTATTGGCTTTTGGTATCGCGTCTCCGCTTTTTTCGGCCGTTTCCTTGGTGTGACCGGCAATTTTTTCCAAGGTCTTATTCATTTTTGCAAATTCCTCCCTGATCTCTTTCGGTAAAGACTGCTGATTGGCTACGTTCACAGTCGGCTGTACATGGCTGGCAGCCATGTCGTTTACTGCAGGCATCTTTGCAGGGAGTGTCATATTGGGACGCGAAACAGCGCTTGCCTTAGTGGATACACTCGCTTGATGGCGCAGACCTTCTGCATTGGCGAGTGCTGATCCTCCATGGCTCATGGCCCATTTGCCGATGGCTGAGTCCTGACCGGGTAATTTCGCTGCGTTAAACTTCAGTCCTTCAGACGGTGCGCGCGGACCTTCTGCAGCTGGTACGCTATTTGAGGCTGGATTCAACACTTTGTCAGGAATAATGTCTGGCTTTGATCCGGATCCGGCCTGATGGCGTAATCCTTCCGCACTTGATAACTTTACCCCGCCATGTTCCATTGCCCACTTTCCAATGGCAGAGTTTTCACCCGGCAAATGTGCAGCATGAAAATTTACGCCATTAGCACTGAGCATCGTTCCATTGCGCTTCACCGCCTGCGCATGCTGAGTTGGTGCGGCTGGCGTTACTTCAGCTGCCGTTTGCGGCTGAGCAACTTTTCCATTCATGGCCGCAATCCCCGAAAACTGCGCGTCCTTAGTCAGCGCATCCTGGCCCTGGGCCTTGCGAATCTCATTTACTTTCGCCAGAGTCGAATCATTAAACTCCCCTACCCACTTACCTTTGCCTTTAGTGTCCTGTTGGTATTGCCCCAAGGCTGTAGTGATGAATTTGTCTGTAACCTGCGGATTGCCACCTTCAACAGTCGAGACCGATCGCACCATTTTTGCCATAACGTCTGGATTCGACAGATCGATTTTATCGGTTATGCCCACGCCAAGCTGTTTTGCCAGGCTGGCCTTGTAGGCTTGGGTGTTATTCTCGTTGCTGGGTGCATATTTTGAGAT